TGAGATAGGGCGCAGGCGGCAGGGTCTTCTATCAATACCCTGGCACATGAAGTGGCCTGACTGGGGAAAGTCTTCACCCGGGGGTTCCAAACTTCTCGTCGAGCCCATAGATGATGACATGGGCTGGGATAGTGGCTCCGTTCATCTGGAGCGGACTGATGGTGGAGGGCAGGGCCCAACCACCATCATGCCTAAACTGTGACTCGAAACTTAACTGGACATCGACTGGGATGCCGAGCAGGTCGTACAAAGCCCTCGCCTCGTTGGTGGGTTTGTAGGGGGCCGCGGCGAGCGCGGCGGCACCCTCAAACAAGGTGTTGACACCCTGGTGGAGGTAAGAGCGAACAGAGTAGAATTGGCGAAAGGCCTCAACTATCTGGGACCGCATCTTGCGATCTCTACGACTAAATGCCGTCGAATGGTAGACGGCCCGAGCAACAGCCCCGAGTATCGGGGAATTACTATCAAGACAAAGAAGGGAGCAGGACTTGGCGAACAAGTAGGCGCGAGGATCTAAATTGACTGGCTTGAGATGAAACTTGGCCAGTGCGCGCAATGGGTCGCCCAAACACTCGAGTGGTGAAAAGAGTGTATATCTTCCGCAAAAGTACGCGAGATCGGGATTCGGACGGAGGATCACCTTCGTCGGGAAGCCAAAGCATGGGGTGTCTTCCAAGTGCAGGGCGAGGACGTTGGCGTCCTCACGTGCACAGTAGACAACGGTGTCGTCCCCCTCCACAAAGAAGGTGTGGGGGACTCCGCTTGCGCGGCAGCAGGTGCTAACCATAAACATGTTGCGCAGGGTCTGGAAGCAGGCCGTGTCGTTACGGCCGCTCTGCTGACTGGCGATGCGAGTTGCGACGAAATCAAATATCTTGGCGCGGAAGTTCTGGTTACCAACTACTTCGGCGCGGATAGTCTCGTCGTCAAACAACAGGTCAATCAACATAACGTCAAACCATGCGGTGTACATATAATGCACGTGCTTGTCCATGCGTGAAATGTCTATCTCAATAGCGTATGAGCGGGATTTGGCCAGGGTTTGCATTTTGCTCGCCCTGGCATTGGGCGTTAGTCCTTTAACGGTGAAGGGAAGAGTAGTGAGCCAGTGGTCGACAGCGGAAAAGTACGGGCCGATAATGGACGCGATGGTGTCGTCGATCGTGCAAATGTTACGCGGATCGGTGTACGACGACGTCGACTCCATCTTGAGAAAGCACTTTAACGATCGGCGCTGGAGCCCCGTTGATAGGAACTCCTGGCGCGCTCGTCTCATGTCGTTCTGTCTGCCCAGCGGGTACCTCTTCACCCACTCCTCGAACGGGAGCGGGCGGAGTTGGTTGGGGAGGTACCTCTTGAGCATCTTGATGAAGTTCTGGGCGTACGTTGTTATCGGCTCCAATAGCTTGTTGGGGGCCTGGGAGGGGGGCGTTTGTCCGTCCCCCGTCAGTCGGTAGGGGTGCAGGCGCCCGCCACGAGCCATTTCGTGATGTTGCCGGTGCAACCTTTGAATGGT